CATGCCACGGTGATACTTTAAAATCTGTATCCCAGTATGTCTTTAGAAGTCGACCTTCCATAAAATCACGGATGCGTTGTCTTGACCCCCCATCAGAACGTAATGTTCCTAGAGATGCAGAACTAGTAGCATCAAATAATCTCGGCACAGGTTGAACGAAGTTTTGACAGAAAGATTCTGCCATAATACCAAAGGACTCTTTGAAGGAATCTTCATCTTGATTGACAAATTGATTAATAGGAGGACGAGAAATAATTTCACCGTGCTTTTTATAAGCTTTGATAACAAAGTCATCACTGACAGTGTTACAACCTCTTTTAACGCCTTGAAGATATGATAACCATAAAGATAGGTTTTTCTTATTAGGTTTAAATATTTTATTAGTTAGTGTATTCTGTTGAATACCAGCCCCACCAGCTAGGCGAGACTTTAGCTTTTGATACATCTTTCCACTAAAAATGAGTGGACTACCTTTAAAACCAGGTGGTATAGGAGGTAGTAAATTGTGCAAGAATTTTGCCAACGGATATGCAGTTGCATATTTACAACAAGAAACAAACGCTTTTGCATCTTTGTACCTTTGAAATTCGGGAAATTTCTTTAAAACCGGAAGTTTAAGCTCCACAAGGAGTTCTTCCAAATCCCGTTCTGGCTTTTTATGCCAAAAGACGGCCTCCCCATGCCAACTATGAATAGTGACAAGTCCACCAATAAGATCAGCACGAGTAAAACTACGAAGATCAAAATGATGAGTTAGTACTTCCAACAAAGAGCGGAAGAACATAACGGAGTCTAAGAAATCGATACCCTTTTCATTTAAGGTAAAAAGATTTTTATAATAATAATTCCTCACAACATTGTGAGAAGGTGCTAAACTAAAACCAGTTTGATGAGAAAACGATTTAATTTCGGCTTCAGTTAAACCCAGTTCAGTACACCAATTAGCGTTGTTTTTGACGAGTTGCTCATAATGAGTATTCCGTTCAATAGCTTCTCTAGACTTCCCAGAGCCATCTCTGGTTTGGGAGTCACATAAAATAATCCTATCTAAAAGACGAAGAAGATCCATCTTTTTT